TACGCTCCTAAGAAATGGGTTCGTATCCGTAACGTTCAATACATCCCAGCTTTAGCTGCTGATGTAACTTACCGTCCTTGATTGGATGGTAAGTAGTTTTAAGTTTAATAGTTAGTAAACCTACGAGTGTGTTATAGTACACAAAACGAAACAGGAACTAACAAAACTACTAATTGAATAGTTCGATGACAATTGAATAACAACTAAATAGGAGCAGATAAAATTCTGCTCCTTTTATTATATCTAAACTAGGAGGAAATGTAAATGTTAAAAAGTATTTATTATGGAGACTACAGAACAGCAACTATTTTCGGTGAGGTTTACTTTGATAAAGATGGCGTAGCTCAAGGTTTGACATTAGACCAAGAGCGTAAATTAGCAGCAGTAGAGGGCTATGAATTTACAGAACCTGCTCCAGAAAAACCTAAAGCTCCAGCCAAACCAAAGACCCCAGCTAAACCTAAACCAACACCAGCTGCTAAAGAAGAAAAATAAGGAGGTACTGATATGGGAGCTCACTTAGTAGAACCAGAAAGTGGAAGCCCGTATCAACATAATAATAAACAACGAATCGAGCTAGCTGATGTAGATAAACTGACGCTAGCTGATTTTGGGTTTACAGTTGATGCGGTAAAAATGAATCATTTTGGTATCAGTGTTAAGGACCCATCTACCGGAGAATTCCTTCCGGATTCGTTCTATGAAGCTAAGCTTGAACAAGCAATAGCTCAGGTAGAAAAGATGTTAGATATCGTAATACTACCTAGATACGTCGAAGAGCACGCGGATTTCTATCGCAATGACTTTGACTCTTACAACTTTATTAGGACGCGCAAACGACCTGTAGTACAGCTAGAGAAGATGCGAATGGAATATGGTGGAGGAACTATTTTCTCTTACCCTACAAAATGGTGGAGAGTATACACACTAGAAGGGCATATCGAGTTATTACCTACTATGTTGTTATCCTCTCAAGGACAGAACCTAAGTCTATCAAACATCTATTCTGGTTATCCTATGATTTCTGGTATCCCTTCATTAGTAGGCGGAGAGTATGCACCACAGCTATTCCATGTTGAGTACGTTGCTGGACTATTACCTCCTACACGAAGAGGTGTTACCGAGGACTGGGAACTATCTCCTGACCTTTGGACACTAGTTATAAAGGTAGCTTTGAAAGAAGTCCTACAACAGTGGGGAAGACTTATCGTTGGTGCTGGTATTGCAGAGATGACAACACAAATCGATGGCGTGTTCCAGAAGATTAATACAACACAGTCCGCTATGTACGGTGGTGCATCTGCCGATATCATGCAGTTAGATAGAGATATTGACGACTTAGTAAAAGGATTAAAATCTCATTACGGAATAAATTTAGGAATTATATAGGAGTGGTACTATGGCAGAAAAACCGATTATGCTCCAGCAAATAGCTCAAGCGACAAATAGGCTTCCTGACTTAGACCAGCATATTGACACATTCTCTCAAAAGGTTTTATGGGAGAAGTCATTTCTCTGTCCGTGTAAAGACAAAGATACAGCACAACCAGACCCTACCTGCTCAATATGTCACGGTAGGGGTATCTCCTTTAGACCACCAGTACAGATGACTATGATGGTTCAGTCACAAGCAAAAGGTGCTATCAATGACGACTTAGGTATAAGTGATACAGGTACCGCTATAGGTACACCAGACCGAAGTCAACGTATCGCATTCCGAGATAGAGTTACAGTGCCTAACGCCAAACTATCGCAGTCTATATTGTTTGATGTTACAGATAAGCGAGTTAAGCAGGGTTTATACTTAGTTTACGATGTACAATCTGTAGACTTAGCTATGAGTGTTGATGGTGAAATATTTGAAGGTACTCACTTCCGTATCGACTATAAAACAAACAGAATATATCCAGACTCGAGTATGATAGGTAAGAATATATCACTAAACGTACTAACAACTCTGAGGTATCTTGTAGCAGACTTACTAAAAGAACATCGATACGCACGAGACATGGACTTCTCTCAACATAACACATATCAAAAACTATTGCTTAAAAGAGAAGACTTGTTTATTGACAAAGAAGCATTCTCACAAGGTATCTCTAATGAAGCCGCAAGAGAACAACTAGATTCTAAGAGACCATTAAACCAAAACGGTATGAACGGATTCTTCGGTAACCTTGGCTAGAAAACCAAGAAAACCTCGTAAAGTTCCTAAGCTCCTACGCGGCGGACAGGACACTTCGAAAGCTCTTAACAACATTGGCAAGGCGTTGCAACAACAAGCCTTACAATCGACAGCTAAGCAGCTCTCGGAGTCGCTTCCTGAGGGGTACGAACTTAAGCAGAGACCTAAGTACCTAGAAGTAACTGAGAAACGATTAATGGCTATGGGTGTTATTGACCTTAAACCATTGTTCGCTAAAAGCTCTAAGAAAAAGTTTAGTAAAAAAGGCGGATGGTACTTGGATGTACCTATAAGAAGAAAAGCTCGAGGAATGTCTCGTAGAATGTACGACCAACTAAGAGCGGTCGATATGGGTGGACAAAAGAAACTTAATATCGTATCGGACTACCTGTACGATAATCGAGGAGTATCAGACGCACCATTACTAAACTATAAGCCTAAATCCAATACTATCACAAAGATTGCGTCCGGTAAAGGTCGACATGATTACGTAGCATTTAGACGTGTGTCAAATAACTCTTCACCTAGCAGCTGGATAGTCAATAGGGATAGGGTAACCGTAGCCAATACGTCTAAGACATTTGTAGCTAATGTTAATAGATTAATGAAATATAACATGAAAAACATGTAGAGAGGAGGGAACCCATGCTACCAAGTATAGACACGTATATTCATAAGCAGGTCCAAACAACCTTAGAAATGTTATTGTCTAACCGCTATATTATAGAGGAACTATTAAAAGAGGTTCAAGATAGTGTAAGAAATAAGTTCATCAAAGCCTATGTTTACGATGAAAACTTACAACCATCACCAAAAGAAATACCTATTGTGTATGCAATGCCACAGACGAAACAGCAGATGCAAGGTACTATCTACATCTCATTACGAGAAGGAGAAGAGTCACATACTTCCCTTAACAACTTGGAGAGTACGTATTCTGACCCAGAAGTAAGGATGAGGTCGCAAGTATGCGATGTACAAATTGCATCTAATGAGAGAATGTACTTCGAAGTAGAATACCCAGTAGCTTCTATGGAATCGGTTAGTAATGTCACATTTACTGACAAAGACGACATAACCTACGAAGGTAATCGAATCTACTTCAACTACTCGTCTGATTTAGAAGGGTTAGGGGGCTTCACGGTATGGTATAACGAAGCTTCTACTAAAGCTAATAGAGTTGGTGAGTTTGGTGTTCGTTCTGGTTTTACAGCTACAGAACATTACAGCATCCTTGTTATCTCAACCAACATGGACACAGTAAGGTGCTTAGACCTAATTTTGAAGGCTGTATTAATATACATGCGAAGTACTTCAGAAGAACATACAAACCACTTACTACAAGGAATTAGGTATGGTCAGATGGAGGAAATGAACTCAAAAGACGGTACAGAAGCTCCGGAGATTCTATACGGTCGAGAGACAATAGTAACGTATACTACATCATACAGTCTGGACGTTCCAATTCTAGAAAAAATAGAAAATATCGTCCTTAAAAATAAACTAAACGTTAAGTAACAAGGAGGAAGTAATATGGCAGAAGTAGTTAAGGAAACCAAGAAAGAGATTAATAAAACAAAATCGGAAGCTAAGAAACCACAATCGCTATCTTTAGTCTACATCGATACTTATCTAAGCATGGCAAAGGGACAATATGGTTCCTCTGACGCTTACCTAGCAGGTTTTAAAGCGCACATGTTTGGTAGTCACTATATGTATGACATTAAAGATTTCGACAAAGCTTTCAAAGCTTACCAAAACTCATAAAAGAAAAGGAGAGAAATAACACATGGCACTTTCATACGGTTACAATAGAAAACGTCCACGTACTGAGGTATTTGTGGATTCAACAGCATTACGTTCAGCAAACACCCTTAGTGAAAAACCACTAATTTTAGTCGGTCCAGCTGATGGTGGTGTTCCACATAAATATGAAGAAGTAACAAACTTAGCGCAAGCTCGTACGTTCTTCCGTAGCGGTCCACTTGTTGATGCAATCGAGTTAGCTTGGAACCCAGCTACAGAGAATAACGGTGCAGGTAAAATTTATGCTATGCGTTCTGATGAAGCTAAACAAGCAACATTAGTACAAGACGCAATAACTTTTACTTCTAAAGTATATGGTACAGACGCAAACGGTATTCAAGTAGACATGAAAGAACACAAAGACCTTCAAGATAAAGCTACTAAAGGTAAAGATGTAACGGTATACTTCGTAAAAGACCGATACCAAAACACTTATCAAGATGTAGGTAATATCTTCTCGATGACTTACAGTTCAACTGAAGTAGGTAAAGAGTACGCATCTGTTGAGATTAAAGTTGACAGCAATAAGAAATCTACCGAGTTAATCGTTAAAGTAGGAGAGGCAGCAGATAGCGCAACAGTAGTATCTACGTTCCCATTAGGTGAAGGTTTATACCTAGACGTTAACGTTCTTGTAGAAGACATTAACAACCTTCCTAACTTTACAGCATCTATGAACAACGTCGGCGGTTACAAAAATATTACAACTGACTTCTTAGATGAATTAGCAGAAACAGAAGTTAAAGATACAGAACCTTTAGCTATTACAGCTATCGGAGCAGATTTAGAGGCTGTTCTTTCTTTAGACCCATACGTGGGTGTGACGATTGACCGTTCTAAAACAATCCCAACTAGTATTCCAGTATCTTATCTAACTGGTGGAGAGACAAAACCAATGGGCAACTCATGGTCTGACTTATTCGCACCATTAGCTAACTGTGGTGGATACTACTTAGTTCCATTAACAGACGCGCCTAGTGTTCACGCAGAGTTAGCTCATTTCTTACGTAGTGAGTCTACTGGTGGTAACCAATTACGAGGATTTGTTGGTGGAGGTCTTGCAGAATCGTTCGACAAGATTCGTTCACGTCAAGCAGGTATCCGTTCTCCTCGTGTGTGCTTAGTTGGTGACTCTGTAGAACGTCGTATGATGGACGGTCGAATCGTACAGCTTCCAGCATATATGTACGCTGCTCAAGTAGCAGGTTTAGCATCTGGATTAGAGATTGGTACTCCTATCACTTACAAAAAAATGAACATCGAGAGATTACTAGTTAAATTTGATAGTGACCAGTTAGACCAATTAGACGCATCTGGAGTAGTAATGACATCTTACGTACGTAACCGTGACATCTCTACATTCCGTATCGTATCTGACCCAACAACTTATAACAACGTAGAAGATGTAGTACAGAACCGTATGTCACTTGGTGAAACTTCTGACTTCTTAGCAACAGATATTCGCATGATGCTAGATGATAGCTTCATCGGTACACGTATCCGTAACACATCTGCTTCAATCATCAAAAACGCTGTAGAATCATTCCTTGACCAGCAAACAGGAGTAGGCGGCTTAATTGTTTCTTACAACCCAGAAGATGTTCAAGTAATCATCAATGGTAACACAGCAATCATCAATATCGGCGTTCAGCCAACTCGTGGATTAGACTACATCAATGTATTCTTAAACTACAAGGACAACGCTTTACAAGCTTAATAGATTGTAACGGTTTTTCTACTACATGTGGAAATTCCGTTACACCCTTTAAATAAATTATAGGAGTGATTGTTAATGGCAAGTTTAGCTAACCAAACTGTCCAATCCGCAAATACCGTCTACTTTATGATTAAAAACGTACCAATCGCTCGTGCACAGTCAATCAGTTCAGAGCGTTCATTCGGTACAACTGGTGTTTACGAGATTGGTTCTATCATGCCTAAAGAGCATGTTTACTTACGATATGAAGGTACAGTAACAGTTGACCGTTTCCGTATGCGTAAAGAGAACTTAGCTGCATTAGGTTTTGCCGCTCTTGGTGAAGAAGTACTACAAATGGATATCATGGACATCGTATTATACGATAACATTACATCTGAGGTAGTAATCGCTTATCGTGGTTGCTCAATCGATACTTACAGCGAAACTGTATCTGTAGGTGAAATCAGCTCAGAGAGCGCTCGTTTCTACTTCTTAACATCTGCAAACGTTCGTTCCAACTAATAGAATCCTTCGGGGTTCTTTTTTTTATGTTGACAATTAAAAACTACCATGATAAGCTTACCTCAACAAATATTAGGAGGTCGTTAAAATGACAGAATTCAAATTAGGAAGTTTAGTGGATACAATGATGGAACACAAGGATGAGGTAATTAAGGAGCAAATTAGCAAGATTGTTGATTTAGAATTTGAGAACTATGATTTAAAAAATAAGAAAAAGAACTTAGAAGATGATGTTAAACATATTTATAAAGTGTGTGGCGCTTGGATTGGGTTATGTTACGAATGGGCAAGAGATGCAGAAAAGGATAGAAAGCACTACTATTATACAGATGAAGAGATTGATGCTAAGAAAGAGAAGTATATGCAGAGAGCAGATGCATTAAGAGACGTAAGAGAAATGATAGAACGAACACGAGAGAACAGAGACTTCTAACAGTCTCTTTTTTTATGTTGACATATATGTATAAACCTGTTATGTTATTCTTATAAAATTTAAGGAGGAGATTTACATGACAACGAAATATTATAGTAACCCATCGATGGTGAGCAAGTTTAACATTAAGGATTTTAAGCCAGACCCAGAATTAACTAGATTAGCTGATAATTTCAAAAAGAAAACACAGAAAATGATGAATGAAGCTGTTAGAGAGTTTGATGATGCTTTACGAGAAGAGATAGAGTTCGGTATTACAAGTTCGGGTTACGAGTATGAATCATTCACCCTATCAAAATCAGAACCAGAATTACCAGCATTGATTACGCTATATCCTAGCGAAAAGAAACTAATCCTCTTAGGAGTTATTGAACATTTACCAGACCACGCACATTTCACAAGCGTACGAACATTTAAGTTTAGATTATTTGATGGGTATGATGAAGTATACAAAGGTTCCAAAATTTTTAGAACAGAAGTAAAGTTATATTACTAAGTTACAGGAGGTTATCGTATGATAGCCTCTTTTTTCTGTACCTTTACATAAGTGTTACAAAGTTGTTACAACAATATAATAGTTAACGTAGTGTGGTATATTACTAATAAGAAAGACAAAAACAATAAAAGGAGTTTTGATGAGATGAAAAAACTAAGGAACATGGTAACAGGTTTAGTACTAGGTACAGGATTATTTTTAGGTGCAGGAGCAGCAGATGCTAGTGTAGTAGATTTCTTAGCAGAAAAAGGAGAATCCTACGATTTCCAAACACGAAGTAACTTAGCTGCACAATACGGTATTGATGGTTACAAAGGAACGGCAGACCAAAATATCCAATTACTAGGATACTTGCAAGGTGACCTTAATCAACCTCAACCTAAGAAAGTAAAAGATGAGTCTTATAAAGAGACTACACCACAAGGTAAAACAATCGTAGTTAAAGCAACAGCCTACACAGCAGACCCATCAGAAAACGGAGGAACTTATGGTGGACGAGTACTAACAGCGACAGGATTTGATTTATCAGCAAACCCTTCAGCTAAAGTTATTGCAGTTGACCCAAAAGTAATTCCTCTTGGTACTAAGGTTCACGTAGAAGGTTATGGAACGGCTACAGCTCTAGACACAGGAGGAGCTATCAAAGGAAATCGTATCGATGTACTAATGCCATCTAAATCCCAGTCGAGTAACTGGGGAGTTAAAACAGTAAAAGTAACCATCTTAAACTAGTAAAAGGACTGTCTCTTAATAGAGATGGTCTTTTTTGTTATACTATTTATATAAGTACTATATTAGAGAAGATTAAACAGGAGGTATCACTATGGAAATGGCAAAGGAATATACAGAAGTACACGAAGGTGAAACAGCAGAAGAGACTAGAGAATCGATTGAGGAAAAACAGGAACAGGAGAAACGACAACTAATCGACCGTATCATGCGCGGGAAAAATGATATGTTCGTCAAACATTATAATCTACCAGAATATAATATTGAGTTTACTGTTCATGTTCAAGCTCCGAATGCAATCGAGAGTGGTAAAATCCAAGCTAAGACAGCTCGTTACTTAGATGGAATGAATCTATACTCATCTCAATACTATGTAGTAGTTTATCAGATGCTTGCAACATTGAGAGTATGCGGAAAAGAATTACCAGAATATTTAGAAAAGGACGAGAACATTTACAATCTAGACATCTTGTACATTATCGGTCTAGACTTTGCAGAATGGTTGAGTACCTTTCGAAAGTAAGGTTAAGCAATATGGCGGACTTAAACATCTAGCCAAGACCCCTTACATGAGGAATATGTGGGTGTTAATGAAGACACTTCACATGCCACCTACAGACCCTCGATTTTTAGCTCTAGACGATGCACAAGTCGAATTAATGCTTTACTCATTAGAGGAAGATGCAAAAGCTATTGAGAGAGCTCGTAGAGGCGTACAGGTTGAGGACGAAAACTTCGATAGTTCATTCGATGACAAGATTTGGAACAAAGCCGCTGGTGAGTGGGAAATGGTTGAAGAAGGTCACGATATGGATGAAATCGCTCGTCAGGTTAACGCTATGACAGCTGCTAAAGACAGAGCTGATTTAGAAGGTAAGTTTGATGGAATAGAAGGATACAACGAACATCTAGAGAACGGCGGAATGACTTCACGTGAAGCCGAAGTATCTAATCACATTGCTAATCAGTTGGCTAAGGCTGAGCAGAGAGCAGCAGAATTAGCATCAGGTGCAACATCTAGCAAAGACTTCATTGATGACAGAGAGCGTGCAGGGGAAGTTGTTATGGATGACGAGCATAGGCTTAACAAACAAGCAATGGACGACGCAATTGCAGCATTTGAAGACGATGACGACGATGATTATGATGTTCTTTAAGGAGAGGGGTAACCCTCTCTTATTTTAGATATAAGGATGTGGAAAAATGGCTAAAAGGGAAAAGTATATTTTCGATGTAGAAGCTGAGGTCGGTAAAGCTGCCAAGAGTATTAAATCACTAGAAGCTGAGCTTAGTAAGTTACAAAAGTTGAATAAAGATATAGATGCTACTGGTGGTGACCGTACCGAGAAAGAAATGCTTGCTACATTGAAAGCAGCAAAAGAGGTCAATGCTGAGTACCAGAAAATGCAACGTATATTGAAAGACCTTAGCAAACATAGCGGTAAGGTTAGTCGTAAGGACCTTAATGATAGTAAAGTAATTTCAAGTGCCAAAACATCAGTTCAAGGTGGAAAAGTCACAGACTCATTCGGACAAATGTTAAAGAACATGGAGAGACAAATCAACTCTGTGAACAAACAGTTTGACAATCACCGTAAAGCTATGGTAGATAGAGGACAACAATATACACCAAACTTGAAAACAAACCGTAAAGATGCTCAAGGTAATTCTAACCCATCTATAATAGGACGTAACAAGTCTACAGCTCAGGACATGGAAAAGGCTGTAGATAAGTTCCTAACAGGGCAGAACGAAGCGACAAGCGGCTTAAATCAAGCGTTAGCACAAATGAAAGAGATATCCAAGTTAAATAGACGTTCAGAGAGTTTATCTCGACGAGCATCTGCATCAGGATACATGTCATTCCAACAATACTCTAACTTTACTGGTGATAGAAGAACAGTACAGCAGACTTACGGAGGAATGAAAACTGATAATAGGCAAAGAGTCTTAGATTTATCAAGTCAAGCTACAGGTATTAGTAAAGAGTTAGATAGATTAAACAGCAAGAAAGGTCTGACTGCTCGAGAAGGTGAAGAACGTAAGAAGTTAATGCGCCAGCTAGAGGGAATCGATGTAGAGCTAGCAGCTCGTAAAAAATTGAACAATTCTCTCGATGAAGCTACAGCTAATATGGACCGATTCAATCAATCTTTATTAGAAGCAAATGTAGCTGTTAAACCTGAGCGAGGAACAGCGAGAGGTATGGTCTACGAGCGTGCACCTGCAATCGCACTAGCAATTGGTGGAGCAATCGCTGCTACAGTTGGTAAATTGTATAGCGAAGGTGGAAATCACAGTAAAGCTATGAGACCGGATGAAATGTATGTAGGTCAACAAACAGGAGCTGTCGGAGCTAACTGGAGACCTAATCGTACAGCTGTTATGCGTTCTGGGTTAGGTAAACAACTAGGGTTCACTGGTCAAGAAATGATGGAATTCCAATCAAACTACTTATCCGCTAATGGATACCATGGAGCAGCCGATATGAAAGCTGCAACTACAGGTCAAGCTACATTCGCTAGAGCTACTGGTTTAGGTTCGGATGAGGTCAAAGATTTCTTCAGTACAGCATATCGTTCTGGAGGTATTGAAGGTAACCAAACAAAACAATTCCAGAATGCGTTCTTAGGTGCTATGAAGCAATCCGGTGCCGTAGGTCGTGAGAAAGACCAGCTTAAAGCACTTAACGGAATCTTGACATCTATGTCTACCAATAGAACTGTAACAAACCAAGAGATGATGAGAACTATAGGACTCCAATCAACAATATCAGCTACAGGAGTATCCTCACTACAAGGAACAAAAGGTGGAGCTCTCATGGAGCAACTTGACACGGGTATTCGCGAAGGATTCAATGACCCACAAATGCGTGTACTATTCGGTCAAGGTACAAAATATCAAGGTATGGCTGGTCGAGCACAATTACGTAAGCAAATGGAGAAAGGTATATCAGACCCAGAGAACTTACAGACACTAATTGAAGCTTCTAAAGCACAGGTACCTAATGGAACACAAGAGGAGCAAGCAGAAGTATTAGCTACATTAGCATCTAGAATGGGAGTTAACATGTCTTCGCAGCAAGCAGGTGGACTTCTAGGTATGGACCCTAAGAGTTTAACAAAAGAAAGCATTGACAAAGTTATGAAGGATGGACTAAAAGAAGGTTCAATAGAATCCGCTAAACGAGAGAAAGCTTACGAAGGCTCAAAAGCATCTATCGATAACGCATCCGAAGCAGCTACAGCAAAACAAGCTACTGAGTTAAATGACATGGGGAGTAAGTTACGAGAAGCAAACGCAGCACTTGGAGGACTACCAGCGCCGTTGTACACAGCTATTGCCGCAGTAGTAGCATTCACAGCAGCAGTAGCAGGTTCCGCAGCAATGTTTGGTGGAGCAAGTCTACTAAAACGTGGTGCATCTAGAAAGTTCGGCGGAAGAGGTCGAGGTTCTGGTGGAGGCGGAGTAGGCGGAGGTGCAGCAGGTGCCGCAGCTACTGGAGCTGGAGCCGCTGGAGTAGCAGGTGCCGCAGGAACAGCAGCCGCAACAGGAGCAGGAACAGCAGCAGGTGCCGCAGCTACTGGAGCTGGAGCCGCAGCTGGAGGAAGTAGGTTAGCAGGAGTAGGTAAGGGAATTCTAGGTGGTGCAGGTAAGTTAATGTTACCTCTCGGTGTCCTTATGGGCGCTAGTGAAATCATGCAAGCACCAGAGGATAAGAAAGGTGCAGCCGTAGGTTCGGCAGTAGG